TGATCCGCCCGGTCACGGCAGGCACAGGTGATGAATCTCACTCACCATTAAATTTTTACACTCACCGACAAAAACCCTCACTTTTCATCGTCCCCAACTTCGGACAAACCACCTATTATAGCCTTTAAGAGATAATACAAATCCCAGCAATTGCGGAGTAAATCCCGACAAAACTGCCACTTTGGGGCGAAATGTGGGGCTTTGGGACGAGAGGGGGGTTCTCTTTGCTCTGATGAGCTTTTCTTTTAGTGAGAGCCACTCTGAATGGGGCTTTGCTATAAGAATATTTTTTCTTTTAAAGGCTTGACAAATCAATAGATTAGTGTTATAATATGATTGTGGGATATTTTTATGCTTTCGCAGAATAAGGAATTATCGTTTCCAACTACTTGACGAGCTATCTCAACTTTTTGTAATAGTTATAGGAACGTAAAACACGAGTTTGGCGATTTATAGGCGTTTGACTGGAAAAACGGTGTAAAGTTACTGACTATTTTTAGGGGTGATTTTGAAAGTTAGTGAGACGGTTTTTCGGCAAAAACGGGCTCTTTAGCGTGCTAAAGAGTGTCTGTGAAACATTTTTGTGAAACAATTTGAAAGGTGGTAATGTTTATTGAAAGCTGAAAAGAATTTTGCTATCTATGATGAGGAAACAGGTGAGCGACTTGGTGAGATCCCCGCTGGTTCTACAGTGGAGACACCAGAACAAAAGAAGCTCAAACGAGAAGTAGCGGAGAGCAAAGTTAATCAAAAGTTCTTTGTGCGTAGCGAGTGCGGTAAGTTCTTTTGGAGTTTGTATTATCCGGAAGAAGATTATTTTATGGATGTGTCGGCTGCTGTTTTATCGAGAATCATTTATCTGATGACGTATCTTCCTTACGATAAAAATTATTTGGTAATAAGAGAAGATGTTACTATGCCATACAGACCAATGAGAAAAGATGATGTCCGAAGGGTACTTGGATTGACTCGGCAATGGTTTGATAACTTTTGGAATAGCCTTATGCAAACAGGTATTATTGCGGAGCAAGAGAATGGCAAGCTTGTAGTTTGTGATAGGTTTAGGCGTGGTAAGCTTGGAACGAGGGATAAAAAGGATATGTCTGCAATGAAGATATTCGATAATTGTGTACGCTACCTTTATGAAAATACTACAACTAAGTCGCACAGATATCTGGCTTATCTTTACAGGCTCATTCCTTATATTAATGCAAGCTACAACGTATTTTGTTCTAATCCAGAAGAAACAGATAGAAGTAAAATCAAATGGCTGACTGCGAGAGAGATGTGTACGATTCTCAGTTTAGATGAGAGCAATGAGACAAGAGTTGTAAACACTTTATTCAAACTATCTTTTATTGATAAGAACGGAGACAGTAGAAGCGTAATAAAAATGCTTCAAGATGTAAAGAATGGTGAAACTCGTAGATTCATTGCTATTAATCCACAGTTCTATCAGGGGTATTGCATTACTCCGACTGAAGCTACAACACTAATGCAAGAATTTTTACTGGAGAACAGAGAGGAGATTAATCGTGAAGCTTCGTGATTATCAAAATGAATGTATCGAGACTCTTGACCGTAAAGGCTCTGGACGATGGCTCGTGCAGATGAGTACAGGTCTTGGCAAGACAGTCGTTTTTACTCATATGAAACGGCAAGGACGTATGCTCATTCTCTCACATAGAGAAGAACTTGTAAATCAGCCGCTAAAATATTTTGAGTGTTCTACTGGCATTGAGATGGCTGACAAAAGATCGGACGGAGAGGAAGTAGTATCAGCTTCGGTTCAATCGCTTATACGCAGACTTGGCAAGTTTAAGGGTGACGAATTTGACGTAATCGTTGTTGATGAAGCGCATCATGCCGCAGCTAAATCATATCAGACAATACTTAATCATTTCAAGGCAAGACAAGTGGTTGGTTTTACGGCAACTCCAAATCGTGGAGACAAGGTTAGGCTTAATGATGTCTTTGATGAGATTGTGTTTGAGCGAAATCTGCGCTGGGGCATTGAGAATAAGTATTTGAGTGATATTGATTGCAAACGTGTTGATATAGGTTATGACCTCACCAACGTTCACACAAGGCAGGGTGACTTTGCACAAGATGAGCTTGCGAAACAAATGGAAGGTACGGAGAAAGCAATTGCAAAGGTTTATAGTAAATATGCTAAAGGAGCAACCCTAATATTTGCTTCGTCCGTTAAACACGCAGAAGCTATCGCTAAGAAAATAAAGGGTGCCGTAGCCGTTACAGCTCAAACTCCTAATAGAGCAGAAATCGTAAAGAAGTTTACTGAGAGAAAAATACCCTGCATTGTTAATTGTATGATATTCACCGAGGGAACTGATTTGCCTTTAGTCGAAACGGTTATCATCGCAAGACCTACTCAGTCAGATGCCTTGTATGCTCAAATGGTCGGCAGAGGGCTTCGACTTTGTGAGGGCAAGAAAAAATTAAGGCTAATTGATTGTGTTGGTGTTACTGGCAAGAGAGATTTATGTACAGCTCCTTCTCTGCTCGGACTTGACATCAGTGTGCTTGATAAGAATAAGCGCAATAAGGTCGAGGGAGACTTGCTGAAACTTGATGAAGTTATTGAAAGACTCACAGACACCCCGAAGGTTTGGATAAAGAGTATCGAGAATGTGCGGCTTTGGGGAGAAGAACAAGGGTATAATTTGCGTGATGTTAATTATTGCCGTATGCCAGATGGATCATTTATATGTAATTTACCTAACGGCAGAAGAATAGCAATCCCCTGCCCTGATGTTATGGGCAATGTAATTTCACAATCAACTGGCAGATCAATACTTATTCAAGAAGCCTTTGATAAAACTCGCAAGTTTCTTGAAAGAAATTATAATGATAGTAAGAATATTTGGGATTCAAGAGCTTCCCGAGGTTGGGCAAGAGAATACGCTTCTGATAAGCAAATAGCCTTTATAAAGAAAAATTGTAAAGAATATTTAGATGATATTAACTTTTCTTGGCTTACTAAATTAGAAGCTTCGCAAATAATTTCAAGAATTTCGTATGAAAATTCAAAAAAACTCTTGACAAATTATAAAATTAGTGGTATAATATAATTGAAAAGAGGGGATAATCTTTTTCTATCCCCCTCACAAAGCAACAAATTATAGATAAGGTGGTGAAAATAGTGGATGAGTATATGTCTTACAGGCAGACGATATTAGAGCCGTGTTCCGATGTGTACACGGATAACATACAGAGCGACTACGACGCATACGACACCTATCAGGGCTGTCAGTCGTGGTACGAGTACCAAATGGAATGGAATTAAGGAGGAATGAATATGTGTTGGGGAATACCTGAAGTGCCAGTAGAAGTAGAAATGCCAAAGCCGAAAGTTGCATTCTTAGACGCACTGGCACAGCTTTGCCAAGATTACGACATTGCCCATATTGGAATTGATGGAGACAATATTATTTTTGGTGACATTGAAGGTCTTAACTCCATATCGTTTATGGATTATCTCAATGGCAGATTTGTGGGTGTGTGTCAAAACAAATTTATGAGAGAGTACGGAAAAGCATTTGTAGCTCAGAATAACGTTGTTACAAGTAACAAAGATAAAACAATTAACGGTGCTACTGATGTGGGTTGAAGGGAAATGGTTTGAGGAGTGCCAACTCCCAGCGCACCTCAAGGCTGAGAGGGAGAAATCATACCGTGAAGGCTACACGGCTGCGGTTGCTGTGACAGCAGACAACTTTGCGGTGGAGCTACAGAGGCTCCGGGAAGAACGAGATGCCTATAAGAGAGAACTGATTGACTGGCTCACAAAGGCTTGTGAGTGCATTGCGGGCAATGACGCTGACTGCTCCATCTGCCCGTACTATGATACGGTGACTAACAATGTCTGTCCAAGTAAGGTCAACACATACGCTGCAAAACTGAGATTGGAGGAACTGCGCAATGAGTAATTTGAGTGAGTGGGCTGCACGATTTAGCGATGACGTTATTTTGCGTAGGCTTGAGCACGATTCAGATGTAACGGGCTTATACGAAACTCAGCGCAGGAGAGGTTCAACATTTATCAAAGGTAAAATAAGAAAGGAGACTTTATGAAATTAAAACCTGAAACTATAGAGTTTCTCGACAGACTCGATGATTTATGTTTACGATCGAGGTGATGGCTTATCTCAGTAGGTGTTTATATGATAAAGAATCGAGTTAATGGGAAAAGATACATTGGAGAATCCATAGATATACAGCGTAGATTTTATCAACATAAAAACGAGTTACGCAAAGGTAAACATCACTCAGATCGGTTGCAAAAAGATTGGAATAAATATGGAGAAAAAGCATTTCGATTCTCGGTCGTAGAGTATTTTTGGTTTACTAAATATGCCAATCCAAACAAATTAAAGATAGCTCTCCTCATGAGAGAGGGGTGGGCTATGGATAGATACAATTCTATCTATGACTATAACGATGAGGATAGCATAGGCGACTTGAAGAAGTTTGCCGATATCGGAAAGGGTAATCCGAAATTTAAAAAGTATAAACGATATCGAAGATTTATTAGGCGAAATATGATTTTCGCAAAACGGTGGATGCCACATATTTTAGTGGCGACACTGTATAATCCAATAGTCAAACTTGCACTGTTGGGATCATTAGTTTGCGGAGGATATTATTTATGGATTAACTATGGTTATATATTACAGGGAGCGTGATAATAATGAACACATTACTTAGTCTTGCATATTTAATTGGTATTGGTTATCTGTTTTGGCGATTTCTAATACCGCACAAAAAAGTTGACGATTTAAATTTTATTCGGTCTGAACAAGAGCTTGACCGATTGAACAAACAGAAAGAAGAACTCAGAGCGTTGGAATATTTAATTACAGATGTTGAAGCTTGTAGTAACTCGGATGGGTTGTATAAATATTTCACACTGAGTTGGCTCAATGAGAACACAGGCGAGGCTCTTGAATACCAGTTTTTCATCTACGATAAGAAGTCGGCAATAGCAAAGTCAATGATAGAACTTGCTGATATAGAGAGAGCGAGACTCAGACCTGAATACCAAAAGAGTCTTGATATGATTGGTAAGAGAAGTAGGTCGCCAATTAATAAAGTACCCGATATTATTATTCGTGACCATCGGGATGTACAATAACTACTCCCCCGATGGGTTTAGGGGTTAAAATGGTTATTACGTAGTCGAAAAATTCTGGGGGAGTGGTTAAATGGACACTATGCCAAAATGTAAAATGTGTGGTAACGACCTGTACGAAAAGAGACAATTATTTTATGATAAGCGACGCAAATATTGTCCTGCTTGTGCAGAGTGGCGCAAGCGCACACAGGATGCAGAGCGCATGAAAGAAAAACGTAAAGCAGAAAGAAACGCCCGTACAGAAAAAATCAACCAGCTTACCGAAAAGGTTCAACTGCTACAGGACAAGAATGAACAGTTAAACATAGAAAACAATCAGCTTCGTAATGTTATTATAACGATGAGGGAGCGATATGGTTTATGACTTTAGAGATGATTAAACGAGTTCTGTCTATGGGCGACAATAAGGGTTCTGCCCTAAGACAGATGTTAAAGGATTTAAAAATTTGCAAGCTCACTAACGTTACAGATGAGCAAGCACAACACTGGATAGAAAGGAGTGATTATATTGGAATCAGAGACAACCTTGAAGATTAAGGCGTACTCTACAGACGAAAGAGGAGTTAACGCATATGAAGCCTTGCTTGCATATTATGGCAAGCAAGGACTGCATGAGATTTCAGAAGCTCAGGGGCAAGCGTTTCTGGCAATGTTACGGAATGGTGATGTAAGACTGTAAAAACATTGCGTTTTGATTGGTAATTTGGCGTTCTAAATTTTATAAAATCAAATTATATTATGAAAATTAGCGTGGCAAATTTGCGTTGATTTGCCGTTAAAATCAAAGGAGGAGAAAATGAAAATAACAATTACAGACGGTTGGTGATTTGAGATTGACGAGAATCAGTATATTCTGGTACATACATTTATGCGTGAGAAGCAAGATTTCAAGACTCGCAGAGGAACAGGCGAAATGGTCGAGAAGCGAGAGGAAGTTGGGTATTTTCAGACGGTGACTGCAATGCTGCGGAGATTGGCTGAGATACTGGTGAAAGAAAAAATTGCTGACGGTCAGATACAGACTGTGAGAGACTATATTGACGAGTTGGAAAGAATTGAGAAGAAATTACACGAAATGTGCAAGGGGTACTAAGATTCACTATTATTTTTGTGCGGACAAAGCAACAAATTAACGATAAGGAGGAATGAGATTGGAAACAAATTCGGTATATATACTCTCATGTGAGGCAAAAGACCTTTATGCAGCCAAAAGATTGGTTAATCCCATAGTGGATGATAAAGGCGCGGTTCTTGGTCATACCAATACTAATTTGAAGCGTTGGAAGAATACGCTCGACTTTAGTCTTGACCTTATGAAGCTTCGTGAAGTCGCCTATCAACATTATCATAATCGTAGTTCATTCTTCTTTGATAAGGAGTTGGGCAAGGAATTTACTCAGCGTGTTATTAACGTAGACTTTGATTTAGCCTATAAAGAGTGGAATCGTCATGGGGACATATATGTGCGTGACGGATATGGCATGGCAGACATCAAAGAGATTGGCAAGTATGGCGACAGAACATTCTATAAAGACGGAATCTGCATAGGCGTTAAGATAGGCGACGTAGCAGAAGATGAAGTTGTAGTATGGGACGGTGTGCCGAAGTATTTTGTGCATGATGAAGTAAACCGCAAGATAAAACTTGGTAAGAGCATACCAACGCTTATGAGCCGTGGAGAGCTTCGCTTTGACCTTTACGAGAATGGATTCATCTGTAATGGCATAAAGTATGTGCGTTATAAGAGATCATCGGGAAGTAGTCGTGTTGGTAAGTGTCTCTTTATAGATGAGAACCTTTATCCTGCAATGCACAAATGGGAATTATGTGGTTTAAAGATTAAAGAGGGAGACAAGATTGACCTTGCCGCATTTGAAGCCTACATCTCATTACCTTCCAGTAGTTGCATTGACACTCTTGAGATACGCCCTGAAAATATACTTGTCATTGATGACTATGAGTCGGAGTTTGAAGATGATGTTGTAGCGGTCTATGGCGAAGGTGAAGATTTTGTTGCTAAAGAGGAACGAGCCAAGATAAAGAACAGCATTTGGGATGGGCAAAGCCTATTAGATGTAAGTATGTATGATGAGCATTACGCAGATAGGACAATGCTTCTTCTTCGCAACCGTTTCTTTAAGAGTGCATCATTTAAGACGAGAATACAGGACTGGTTTAGAGATAATGGCATTACAGAAGTATCTCAGCTTAAGGGTTATACCAGAGCAACGTGTATAGAAGATATTAAGCTTATTACCACTCCGTCCAGTATTAAGTATGTAAAGTTTGGCACTATTGAGCAATGGCTGGATAATCTCTACACAACTTTTGGCATAGTAAAATACGAAAGACCTACTAAGTATCTCGATGGCAGAATGGTGCAATGTCATTATCAACTACTTAATTCTCTGCAACTCACCCGTGATGATATACAGGCATTGTTAAAGCCTAACTTTGATTATCTTAATCTCATCCGCAAGGATGCTGCGGTAATGCGTTATCATCTTAAATACCCTTATGCTTTAGCCGATAGTGATGAGCCTTGTCTTAATCGTGACGAGGTTGTGATGAAGGTAATGGGTATGAATAGCAAGTTTGTAGAAACGAAGCTGTATGACAACTTCCGCAAGGAGCTTGTGAAGTCTATGCTAAAAGAATATCGCAAGGGGCATATATGGATTAGTGGCAATTATGAAACGTTGATTGGCAATGGCATAGAAATGTTGCAAGCTGCTATTGGCACGTTTAAGGGTGAAAGCATTTTAGGAGTTGGCAATATTCATACAAAGAGATTCGAGTACGGCAAAATGGTTCTTGGTACAAGATCACCGCATATTAATTCAGGAGATGTATTGTTAGCAAAAAATGTGGCAAGCTCATTGCATGAGAAATATTTTGTATCAAGCAAAGAGGTTGTTCATGTAAATAGTATTGGTGAGAATATCTTGCAGAGACTTCAAGGCGCAGATTTTGACAGTGATCAGGTTCTTTTGACCGACAATGAAGTTCTTATAAATGCCGCTAAGAAAAATTATGGCAAGTTTAGAGTGCCTACGAGTTTCATTGAGGCTAAGAAGATTCAGTGGACTTATGACGCAAAGTCAAAAGCGCAGCTTGATATAAATACAAGTGTCAATCTAATCGGTCAGATTGTTAATCAATCGCAGTATCTTAATTCAATAATGTGGGAACGCATTTGCAATGAAGTTAAGCAGGGTGTCCCAAATGAAGATGCAATTAGGCATCAACATGAATTATATGATGATATTTGTATACTTAGTGCTGCCAGTGGATCGGAAATTGATCGTGCCAAAAAGATGTTTGATGTTGATACGTCAAAAATGCTTGCCACGCTTAAAGAGAAATATGGTATTTACACTGATATTGATGGTAAAGAAAGGTTTACTAAGCCGCTTTTTTTTCGTAATATCACCCTCGGAAATGGTTATACGCTCAATCCCAATCAACATTATAGGCAGTTTGAAACATCTATGGATTACTTACAAAAGGCAATTGATAAGTTTAGAGCTGACAAGATTGAAGCAAAAAATCTACCATTTTGTGAGATTATCAAGCCTATGGACGTAGATTGGCGTAAAGTAAATTCTCGTTTATACAATAAGGTTTACGAGATTATAAATAAGATTAAGACTATGCGTGGAAGTATTCAGAGTGCATATATTGGGTATACGGATAAAACCAAAGACGAGAAAAAGCTCATAACCAAAGAAGTCGCAGAAATCAGAAGTCGCTGTGTAGACTATATTGCAAACATTCATTTGAACGATGTAGAGTTGTATCTTCTTCTTAGAGAAATTGATAAGGATAAGAATGCAGGATTTGCCAGAACAATTTTTGACACATTGTTTGCAACAGGTAACGCCGACCTGTACGAAATGATAAGAAGTAGTTCTGGGGAGCAATATAAACTCTCAAAAAAGAGCAATGAAAACTGCGTAAAACTGTTTGATTACGACTATTTTAAGCAAAAATTAGCGTAAATTTGCACGATAGTAAAATAATTAACATGAGATAAACGGCGATATTACGCCGTTTTTTCTCTTTCAGATAGTGGGGAATATGGATATATGAACATTTGCTCATGTATTCAAATATCAAACATGAAAGATGTGAAAAACATGATTGAAATTAACAAAGAAGAAGCAACTTACATCAGACAGCATGGAATCTCTAATGGAATTACCCGTGTAATGAGACAGGATAGTAAGCGCAAGAAATATTATCTTTGTGAGGATAAATATCTTGTAGAGTTGCTTGACCAGTATCGGAAGTCGCAGAATGTCGTACTCACATACGGCGAAGTCTAAATCCTTTGCATGACAAAGGTGGTCGGATGACTAACTCAATTCAAGTGAGGACTTGTTTTATGGCTAAGAAGAAACCTGAAACAAAAACAGGGGAAACTACAGAGAAGAAAATCCCAGAAGGATATGCAGAAGTTACACCAGAGATGCTTGCTGAATTAGCAGGTGGAGGTATTCAGACTGTAATGAATATTGGGCTTGGTGAAAAGCTTGTCCTTGAAGATATGCAAGATCGCATTATGTATCTTGATGGTGAAGTAAATTCAGATGTGCTTCATACAATAATAATGCAGATATATAAAATAAATGGAGTAGATGTTGGACTTGAACCAGAAGATATGCAACCGATTATACTCATTATTAATTCTGGCGGCGGCTCTGTTATGGACGGACTTGCTTTATGTGATGCAATCAACGCAAGCCGTGTGCCCGTAATTGCAATTTGCATTGGCTACGCATATAGCATGGCGTTTAACATTTTTACTCAGTGTGATTTTAGACTTGCTACTAAGAATGCTTCATTCTTATATCACGACGGTTGGACTTGTGATAGTAATGTTTCGAGCAAGGTAAAAGACGCGGCTAAGTTTTATGACAAGGTTGATGAGCGTGTAAATAAGCTCATTGCAAATAAGACAAAACTTACAGCGGATTATCTTTCAAGTATAGCAAGAGCAGACACATATTGGTTTGCTGACGAAGGCAAAGAAAATGGATTTGTTGATGCTATTATAGGCGAAGATATTGATATAACAGAAGTGTTTGGATTTATGGGAGATATGCCTTGTGAGTGTGACCACGACAAGTGTGATTGCAAGAAGTGAGGTAGCGTATGACTAAGAAGTCTAAAATTATAGATTACAGCAATGTGCCTGAGACATTAAAAAATCACCCGTTTTATGGTTTGGAATTAGATAATGAGCAACAGGCATTTAGGAATGCTATATGGTCGCCAGACAAGACTATTGTTTTTTGCAATGCAAAGGCTGGAACTGGCAAAACCACAATCGCAACAGGAGTAGCGGATTTGCTTGTCAAGTATGGCAGATATGATGGAATAGTTTATATTAGCAGTCCTTGTATGGAGGAGAAACAAGGTTATCTTAAAGGCTCGTTAGAAGAAAAATCTTCTCCCTACGCAGAACCATTCTATGAAGCTCTTGAAAAGATTGGGGTAAACATTAATACTGCAACTTTCGATGACATTATGAATGAGAAAAATGGGACAGCTTATGTAAAAGCCATAACTCACACATTTCTCAGAGGAACTAATTTTGAGAAGAAGGTTGTAATAATTGATGAGGCTCAAAATTATTACTTCGACGAATTAAAGAAAGTCTTAACTCGTATGCACGATTCTTGCAAGGTTATAGTTATTGGTCATAGCAAACAGTGTGATCTTTTTCATAACCCGGAGAGAAGTGGTTTTGTAAAGTACCTCAATCATTTTTCAAAAGATGATAGATGCGCGGTATGTGAACTGGCTACTAACTATCGTGGTTGGTTATCAAATATGGCAGACGAGTTAGAATAAACAAGTGAAGGGATTTGGTGGATAGACACCACCCGTCCTTTAGAAAAATGCGATTTCGTGGGGAAACACGACTCAGAAAAATGCGAAAAGTGTAAAAGGAGATAATATGGCGAAAGCAAATGTGATACGCAAGAACACGCTTGGTATCAAGGGTGTTCTAAATGTAGATAAAGATAGCAATAGTGTTGTCATAGAGATTGAGGATGGCGAGGCTTTAGAACTGGCAAGTCTGCTTGATGATTTTGCCGGCTCGGAGGTGTCAATCTCAGTTGGCGAGTCAATTGAGATTGCATAAATTCAGTGAATCGTGATTCAGTAAATCACAATTTGAATTCAAGGAGGAATAAAAAGAGGTGAAGAAGTTTACCGATTCTGAATACATTGTTATTTGGGAAGTATGTTCTAAAAAAGAGCAGTATGGAAGTTGGCAGGAAGTTGCCAATGTATTAAATCAAAGGCTGCATCGTGATTATTCTGAGGCTTGCTATAGAAAAGCTTACGAATATTGGAATCTCATGGATAGTGCCATTAAAAAGTGTGTTGGCAATGATGTTTCTGTTAGCAAGGAACTTGAAATCCAGAAGCGTGAGCTTGAAAAAGAACGCAAGAAGTTGCAGACTGACAAACTGGAATATAATCGTTGGCTTAGAGATAATGCCAGAGAAGAAATGGTGTATGAAAGAATTGCAGATGGTATAGCAAATCTTACACCTATTGATGTTCCTTCTTCGAGAAGTATTGCCGAGAATAATCGTGGTGCAGTTCTTTGCTTGGCTGATGCTCATTTTAATACTGAATTTGAGATTAAGGGCTTATTCGGAGAAATTCTTAATTCTTATAGCCCCGAAATATTCTATCAGCGTATGTGGTATCTAAGAGATAAAGTCAAGGAGATTTGTGAGAGAGAAAATATAACATCTCTGCATATCTTTGGACTTGGAGATGATAACGATGGACTTCTGCGCTTAACTGACAATTTGTTTAAGCTCAGATGGGGCATTATTGACTCTGCTCTTATCTATGCCGATTTCATGGCTAATTGGATAAATGAAGTCAGCAAATTTGTAAATGTGGATTTACAGATGGTAGAGGACAGTAATCATAACCAGCTTAGACTTTGCTCTGCTCCTAAAAATGCCTTTAAGGGAGAAAACCTTAGCAAGGTAATCATTCATACTATTAAGACACGCTTGCAGGATAATCCTTGCGTAACTATTGCTCAGAATCCTACTGGCTATATCTACGCTAATATCGTTGGATATAATCTTATGGGAATACACGGAGAAGTAAAGTCTCTCAAGACTGCTATTGATAACCTATCAAGGCTTTATGGTCTTAGAGTGAATTATCTTATAGGTGGACATAAACATCATGCTGAAGAATACGGATTTGACTGTGAAGGTATATCAGTAGGAAGTATTATTGGTATTGATAATTATAGTACAAGTCTTATGAGATCTTCTAATGCAAGTGCGACAATGCTCATATTTGAAGAAGGAAATGGGCTTGTTACTAAGCATACTATTAAATTGAATTAAAGGAGGGCGTTTTATGGTAAACGCATCATATAAGAAATACGAGTCCTATCAGGACTTCATAACCGACGTTTTGTTTAACGTCATGGACGATGATATGGTTAGCCTTATCATCAACTATGAGGATTATCAGGGCGTTCTTGCAACACTGTTTGAAAAGACAATTAATGGAAATAGTTTCTATCTCAACATGGAGTGCGCCGACCTGATGGATAACGATATTGCGACAGCCCAGATGAACGACGGCAATATGCTCGTGTCGATATTCAGCACTGGCGAAATCATTGGTGAGCCTGTGGTGTTTAAGACGGAAGAAGCATTCCCCGAAGGCACATACTTTATAGAGTATGATGCAAAGAGTGCGGTCGACTATCCTATCAAGGGTACAGTTATACCGTTCCAGATAAAGAAGGATAAGATTTGACTTTTAAGGCTGGCAATAGCTGGCTTCAAATAAGTTCTTGCGCAGCTCCGCAAGTAAAATGTAGAGGTACGCCCCGAAAAGGGGCGATGTGGAGAGCAACTGCAACAATGTTGTAATCCGCACCACTTCTCCTGACGGGAGAACCGACACTGACAAGGCGGCAGTCAGTAATTGTGCCGCCCATATGCGGATAGCCTTGTAGGTGTAAGTTGAACAGCGTAGCTATAGACAATGCGCTTAGTAAATGGTCTGAGGTCATTCCTCGGAGTCCGCACCAATGTACCTACCACGCCTCTGCTGCAAGCGTACCACGGTAGGTCTTTCAAGGAAAGAGTTTTCAAGCATCTCTTGCATCGCGTTGTCTGTGCGCACAGGTTTCGCTTTGATTTTCGTGCTTGTATATTGCGCATTATGGGATTTAGAGCACAATCTAAATTCGCGCATTATGTGAAACTGACCGCACGAGGTTGAGTTTTGCACCAGACGTATCGTCAACGTCATAAGCATTAAAGGCAGATAGATCGGAGTAATTAAAGAATTCAGCCAGAAATCCCACTGGCTTTAGACGGTGGGTAGTTCA